TGGAATTAGGACAGAGACAGTATCTGTTGCTAAGAAGCACTACGAAGATCTTGCTATGATGATTTATGAAGAGCGTGTTTCTATTCCAAGAATCCCTATCCTATTAGAAGAAATGTCAGAACTTAAGATTATGAAGGGCAATCGTGTAGATCACCCCCGCAAGAAATCTAAGGACTTGGCTGACGCTGTAACTGGAGCGGTATTTGGAGCAATATCACATACACCAAAGAATAATAATACTGAGATAGATGTCCATACTTGGTCTTCTTCTGCACGACTTGCAGAGAAAGACAAGGGTATGGTAGAATTAGATAATCGGAAAATGCCTGACGATGTTAGGGATTTTTTGGATGGTTTTAATTTAATTTAACATTGTGGTCAAATGACCACATAAACTAACAAGGAGAAGGAATGAATTCATTTAAGAAGATTGCCCTTGCCGTGGCTGCAGCCATGACTTTGGGAACAGTCGCAGCAGCGCCTGCTAATGCTAACACTATGTCAGTTGTAGCAACAACATGGAAGTCGACTCTATCGACTCCAGCGTTTGATGATCCAGCAACTCTAGGAACATCACTAACAACTGCAATTGCACGTCCAGTACCTGCAGACAATACAATTGACAATACAGATGTTGTTCGATTGGTAGCAACAGTTACTGCTGGAACAAGCGTAACTGCAACTGCTACAAACGCAACAATCGTTTCAGCATTGCACTCAACTCCTGCACCAGTAGGAGCATCGTCAGGATCATCATCTTTGACAATTGCAACTGGTACAGGAACAACTGCAACATTTTATGTCTACACAAAGACAACAGCAATTGGAACAGTTGTAATTACAAATGGTCCAGTTACAGTTACATACTACGTACAAGGTACTGCTGGTCTAATCAATAACCTATCAGTTTCTGCACCTGCTTCAGGTGCTGCTGGTACAAAGCAGGACATCCTAGTTACAGCAACAGACGTATTTGGAAACAAGATTTCTGGTGCCTCAATTGCTGCAACTGTATTTGCTGCTACAGCAACAGTTGACACAGCAACAGTAACAACTGGTGCTACACTAACAGACTTTGGAGTTGCAAAGTTTACTGCAACACTTCCAACTACTGGTACACGCTCACTAATCATGTTTGCGCCAACAGTAACAAGTCCAGTGTCAACAACTGCTGCAGATGTAGTTGGTTTAACTGCTCGTACACTTGCACCATTTGCAGAGATTGCAGTTCGTGATCTAGTATCAGAACTTGCTGCTGAAAAGGCTGCAAAGGATGCAGCACTTGCTGCTAAGGCTGTTTCAGATGCTGCAGTTCTAAAGGCTGCTGCAGATGCAGTTGCTGCTAAGGCTGCTGCTGATTCTGCACTCGCAGCAGAGAAGGCTGCCTCAGCAAAGGCACTAGCAGATGCTAAGGTAGCATCAGATGCTGCTCTTCTTGCTAAGGATGCACAGATTGCTAAGTTGACTGCAGATAATGCAGCAGCAATTAAGTCACTTAAGGATGCTTTCAATAAGTTGGCTCGCCAATGGAATGCAAAGAATCCAAAGGCACGAGTTACTCTAGTTAAGTAACCAAAACTTAAAGTTTGGGAGTCAGGAAACTGGCTCCCTTTCTTTTTGCTTGCATGTCTAATTGAATAATTTGATATAATAAGCAAGAGGAGAGTCCACCACTTTGAAAAAACTCTTGCGTATATTTACAGTTTTTACCCTTGCCTTTGCTTGGCTTCTAATAGCCCCTACAGAGGCTAATTCTGACGATCCTATAGAAATAGGAGCACAGAGGATAGAAGAACTAAATTATAAGGTTTCAGACCTTACTGATAGTGCTGAGTTTGTCTCACTTATTGATGTGGCACAGGGCAAGTATGAGGCTGCCGTAAATGCCAGGGACAGTAAAATCTCAGCAGAAGAAGATTATTTAGATGCAGTAGATGCAGAATCAACAGCATTATCTAATCTTAACAATAAAATATCATTATTAAATGCAGCACAAAACGCAGTAGATGATCAAACCCCAATAGTTTCAACTGCACTAACAAATAGAAACAATGCTCAACAAGCATTAAATATAGCCAACCTTAATCTTCAAACCACACAGTCTAATATGCAGGCTGCTGGAGGAACAGGTTTGGCATACACTGTTTATACTCTTGTTAGACAGGGTAATGTTGCTACCCCAGGATCTGTGCTTTGTTCTGGCACCTGGAACTATAATTCAATGCAACTTCCAGTTTGTGGCAATAGATATGAGAATTTTGTTGTTAAATTTACTGGAACGATTACTGTACCATCATGGTTTACAACAACATATTTTGCAGGCTCTACAGACGATGGATTTAGAATGTACGTAGACGGAAATCTTGCAATAGATCAATGGGTAGAGCAAGGAACTACTTGGAGCGACTATTCACCAGTATATGATGTTAGTGAAGATAAAACACTGGGTGTAGAAATTTGGTGGTATAACGGCGGAGGACCTGGAAACTATCATCTTGGATGGGCAATTCCTGGAGGGTGGACTGGAGCAGGATGCGACTATGCTGGAAACCCACGAGTATGGGGACAAAACTTTAGTTGTAATCTTAATACATTTTCTTCTGGTCCAGGACCAACACAAGAAGAAATAAATGCTTATAATCAGGCACTTGCAGCAAGAACATCTGCATTAGCAACTTATAATGATAAGTTATCTGTTTATAACACGGAACTTGCAAAGTTAAATACATATAACAGTGCATTAACAACTGCTAATACTAATAAAAATAATGCACAAACAGATTATGAAACTGCACAAGATAATACTCAAGATGCATTAGATGAAAAAAATGATGCCATTGCAAACTACAATAATGCAATTGAAGATATGAATGATGCGATTACTGCTGCTGAAGAAGAGTATGAGGCTCAATGGGATTTTGAAGAGAAGCAGAGAATTAATGCTGCTATTGCTACTGCCCTTGCAAACATGCCACAGCCAGAACCAACACCAGAGGTTACAGTTGAGCCTAGCCCAGAGCCTTCTCCAGAACCATCAACTGATCCTACAGAAGAGCCTACTGAAGAACCTACACCAGAGCCTTCTCCAGAGCCTACAGACGAGCCTACAGAAGACCCTAAGCCAGAGCCAACCGATGAGCCTACCCCAGATCCAGAACCAACAGATGAACCAGTCGTAGACCCAACAGAAGAACCAACCCCAGAACCTACACCAGAGCCAACTCCTGAACCAGAACCAACGACTAATCCTGAAATAGAAGATGAAGAGTTGGCTGAACTTATTCCTGAAAAGGGTACAGGAACAACAGAAGATTTATCTGGAGTTATTGCTAACCTTACAAGCAAGGATAACAAGTTAGTTATACTTTCACCTGAGCAAGTAGCAGCAGTTAGCCAAACCCTAAAGTCTTTGACACAAGAAGCAAAGGCAGAGATTGCTGGAGACCTTGGTATCAAGGCATCAGAAGTTGCACAGATTGCTGAACAGATGAAAGATAACCCAGCACTTGCAGCAGCATTTGTTGAGTTTGCAGAAAGAGCAGGGGACGCAGGAGATTCTGCAATGCCATTTACATTAGCAGATGCAGTAACAGAAGTACAAACAGAAGCATTCTTGGCAGACCCATTGGGAGCAATTATAAACATAGATTTTGAAAAAATTCTAAACCCAGCGGAATGGGGAAAGGATATGACTGATGACCAAAGAGAAAAGGTTCAAGAAGTCATAATTCCAGTAATTATAGTATCAAACATTGTTAATTCTGTTATGTCAATAAGGAGGTTATAATAGGATGGTTATGAATAAAGTTAAAGAAAATATAAGGGTAATTTTGGGCAAAATAAAGATGCCTAAAATTGCAATACCTAAAATAAAAATACCAAGCATTAAAATCCCAAGCATCAAAATGCCAAAGTTTAAGATGCCAAAGGTAAATATTCCAAAAATATCTATTCCAAAGATTAAAATACCAACAATAGATATGGAAAAACTAAAAGCATATGGTGCAAAGTATTTTCCTATTATTAAAAAAGTATTTGAAATTTTGGTAAAGATTGTCAAAGGATTTATTTCATGGCTTTGGAAAGCAGTTAAAGAAAGTATTGCTCAGGTTTGGACACTACTTGGATTCTTTATTGCATGGCTTACCCTTACAGGGACAGCACAGCAGGTAGTTGGAATGGCAACATTAATTGCTACTGCTATCTGGCTTGTAACAATTCCATTGCGTGAAGAAAAAGAAGATTAGGATAGTTATTGATATGAAAAAAATCGCAGCCCTTTTATCAGCAACAGTATTATCATTAATGTTAACATCTTGCGGAATGCTAGAAAATAGATATCGCTATGAATGCCATGACCCCGAAAACTGGTATAATAAAGAGTGTAATCCACCAATCTGCCAAGCAGATGGATTATGCACTAAAGACATACTTGGTTTTGATCCTACGGAGGGTAGCGTAAATGAGTAAAAAAAGATATACATCAGATGAATTAGATGCAAGACTAAAATTTTTTCTTGGTATGACACTAGGAACAATTCTATTGTTTACAACAATGGGAATTTTATATGCCCTTGTTTTTGTAACACAGCCAATTGGAGAGCAGTCAGAGAACGATAAGATGTTCTTTAATGTACTATCATCTGTAGCAACATTTATTACTGGCACACTTGCTGGTATTTTAATTGGTAAAAATGGCGGGGGTTCAGATAACTCACAGCCTATTCAGACATCTGAGCCTGTAGTTAATCAGGTAGCAGATGACTTTGATGACTTTATTGAATAAATAATACCCTGCTTGACACCATTTTGTGTAGATGCTATACTTAAGTATACATATCTAAGGGGTAGACATGACCTGTGTTGCAGGAATAATAAAAGACGGCAAAGTTTATATTGCTGGTGAGCGTGGTGCATCACAAGATAATTACATTGTGTCTATTGACAAACCAAAAATTTGGAAGTCTGGTTCATACATCTTTGGATATTCAGGAACATTTGATGCACAAATTATTCAGTATAACTTTATTCCACCTGCACCTGAAGGCAAC